CACACGCCGAAGGCAGTGGCACACGGCGCGCCTACGAGGCAGGCAGGCTTAACAAATCAATCCTTGCCGGCAACGGGTTGCAAGGAGGGGGATTGCTAAATCAAGACCGCACACTGAGTGTGCTGCTCAATTCCGGCTGGTCGGGTTTGGCAGTTGATAGCAATGGTTTGAAGGTTGATTTATCGGCATCTTTCATTTGGACGAACAATCACACATTTCAGGGTATAACCAAAACGCGCCATTTGCAGCCGGAGTTGACAGACACATATGATTTAGGTTCGTCAACGCTCTTGTGGCGCAAGGGCTGGCTGAGCGAGCTGGACGCAATCCTGTTTGCGCAAAATACGGTCACACTGCTGGGCGGGTGGCTGCTTATCACGAAAGACGAAGGCGCGATAGCCGCTGACGTTGGGACGACCGATACGCAGATAGACTTTGGCAAGACCATGACACCGGGCGATTTCGTCCTGTTCCGCGCCGCGGGCAAGATCGAGTACATGCAGATTGGCTCGCTGGTAAGCGGTACGACTTATAACGTAACCCGTAATCTTGACGGCAGCGGTGCAGACAGTTGGCCTGCCGGGACGCCATTTGCCGTGCTGGGTCAGTCCGGTCAAGGCCGCATCGAGCTCAACGCTTACAACACTCCGCGGATACAATTACTCAGACAAGGATCGACATACAATTCACAAACAGAGCTCATTAGGATCGGCGATCTCAACGGCAATTGGGGATATTCGGCGCAGAAGTGGGGTGTGGCAATTGGTGAATATGCTAGCGGGAAAGCTAACATTACAATTGATCAAGATGGTCTTCTGAGGATACGTAATTATACAGCTGATGTCATCACTCTATCAGGAGCAGAAGCAAAAATTGAGAATGTTCTCAAGATAAGTGGGACAAGCAGTGCGATTTCGATTGGTGCAACACCACCGACGAGTTCGACGACTGGGACGGGGATTTGGATAGATAGGACGGGATTGTATTCCTTAGCAAGTAATGTCAGGCAAGTATGGATTGATGCGAGTAGTGGAAAAATGTATGCTGGTAATGGTAATGTTTATTTTGATGCGAATGGTATTACATTCACAGCTTCATCAATTTATACTACCGACCGCACAATTAAATGGGGAACAAACACAAAAATTGCGGCTTATGATTATGTAAATGACAGTACTTTATTTATTGCCACAAATAGTAGCAGCCAAACGACATATCCAACAGAAATAACAATAGCGACGACAGAAAATAATTACAATACATATAGATCTAATCTTACGTTAGCCGGAATGTATGCTGAACTACGTGCCTATAATCAAGTAACTATTGAAAATGCCGATGATGGCTTAGTAATGAATATGGCTAGTAATAAAATAGATTTTCAGGTAGGTTATAATTCTAAAGCCTATATTGATACCAACGGTCTAACTCTAAATGGGGGATACGTTATACAGTCAACCGCTATTTCATGTCGAGTGACTCGTTCAACCGAACAATCTATTTCATCTGGAGCATGGACAACAATTTCATTCTCATCTGCCACTTGGGATGACCGTCCAAGCAGTTTATCTCCTCAGTGGTCAAGCGGAATACCAACACGTTTGACCTGCAAAGCAGATGGACTATACCTTATTACTGGGCATTTGAGTTTTGCCGGCAATGCCACGGGACGGCGTGTTGCACGTATTTTCCTTAATGGTTCAACCGAGATAGCTTTGCAGTCTCATCCGGCAATCAGCACTAATGCAGTACATTTGACATTCAGCGTACTTCGGAAACTCACTGCTGGTGACTATATCGAGTTGGGAGCATTTCAGGACAGCGGCGGGGCGCTGAACGTTTTGACCGGTACTTATACGCCGGTGTTATCTTGGACAAGGATTGCATAACTCGTATGAATGGGAGAACAAAATGAAGCACTGCAAGAGCATTAGTCGCCAATATCTTCAGTTTGTCGTTGTCGGATACTTTATTTAGGAGGTCAAATGGCTGATACTTACAAACAACGTTTTGTCCAGCAATCGATTGACGCCCTGACCTTACTGGCTCATGCCGTGGCGAAGATGGGCGAGCTACTGGAGGTGTATTGGGCAAGAGGCTACAGCGCGCCGGAGACGCAGATCACCGATGACGATCTGCAAAGTATGGGGCTGACCGCTGCGGATGTGGCAAACATCATGTACCTCATGGACAGTTTGCTGAAGTTCATGAACGGCGAGGAAGTCCAGAAAGGCAAGTTTATTGATACGGTTCACAAATACAGACATGATTTGTAAGGAGGCAGAATGAAAGTCAAATACGCTGATATTCTGGCTGTTTTGCAGGACATTGACAGCATCCGCAAGCTGAAGCTACCTATTCGCTACTCGCTCAAGGTGGCTCAAGCCTTGCGGGCGGCACAAACCTCATGGCAGGATTTTGAGATGGTGAAGAAACAAATCCTGGATGAGGCAGGCTTTCGCGATTTGGATGGACTGCCAGAGAGTGAGCGTGAAGAACAACGCAAAAAGAATGAGCAAGTTTTGCCACTGGTCAATGCAAAGCTGAACGAGGCGTTGGATCAAGAGGTTGAAATTTCTTATGAGCCAGTGCCGCTCAATCTGAAAGATGATGAGGGTGGGATGGCTGATGTCGGGGTAATGGAGAAGATATGGTGGATGTTTAGTTAGTCATTTGATCGATTTGATAAAGTTTTCGACATCGGAATTGGAAAGAATACCATAAATTGCATCCGTGATTGTTACTGACGAGTGCATTACGTTTTGACTGATTGCTTTGAGATCATTGATTGTTTTTGCATGTTGCAGGGCATACATAACGTGTCCATGCCGTAGCTTGTGGGGAGATAAATACGGCACACCAGCAATCTCGCAAATTTTGCGCACATCTTTCTGAATTGTGGCGTTTCGACCGTTATAAGCCTCAACGGTGGGAATTAATCTGGAATTATCTCGTGACAACGGCGAGTACCACAAACAATAATCTGGAAGGCTTGACCGAACACGTTCATCCCACTCTCTGATGACTTTGATAAGGGCATTTATTTGTAAAAGATAAGTGATGCCAGCTTTGCTGTTTTTCGTGCGCACGCCGAGTTCGGGAAGCTGCAAAATGCGATTGTTTTCCAAATCAACGCAATTAATCGGCAAAGATGCTAGTGTGTCGGCTCTCATCCCAGAACAAAATAGCATTGCGACAGCAACCTGGCAGCGTTCGATATGTAAATTGTCATGTTTGACATTTACAATTTTTAGAACCTGATCCAGGGTATAGTATTTGTGGCTTTTGAGCTTTCCGTTCCCATTACGTAATTTTCTAGGTGGCTTTAGTGTTCCTATCCAGCTTTCGGTGATAGTTTTATATCTCGCTGGCCAGCTCAGGCGGGCAAATTCAAAAAAGTTTCTGGCTTGAGCGAGACATTTCGTTATGGATGTGGCCGATAATGGTACGCCGTTGTTACGAACAGATAACAAGTAAGCTGGAAAAGTCGGCTCAATCGATTTCGCTTTAGGAAATGGTTTTTCATCCGCCCATTCCAAAAGGTGTCTGAGATTTGACCAGGCACGCTTGATTGTGGCTGGTTCAAGCTGTTGAACCTTATCTTGATAATTCAAGAACTCTTTCACATCCAGCCAGTTCTGACGATTGATCATCACTACCTCCAGCTTTGCGTCCACGATTGACTTTTTTATTGCAGTTTGGACATCGAGATTGAAGGATTTCTACATAGCGATTTTTGAACGTTACTATCGGGTCAATCATTTGGACTGGTTGATTGCAGTGCATACACCAGGCATAGTCATCGGGAAGCGGATACCGTTTTTCTTTAGATTTTGCAATCGTTTCTTTTGCCCAAGCCACGAAGTGAGTGCCGTTGATCCAGATATTTCCTGCCTGGTCTTTTGTGTGTGGCATTCCGGCAGGAATGTAAGAGCGATAAATCGTGTCCACCGAAACGCAGATTTCTTCAGCCAGTTCCGCCGGACGGTACATCATGTTTAGAATTTTGTTTAGACGTATGATAGAAACTCTTTTCAATCGCAGCCGAGATGACATAGTTCCTCCAATCAAGCCGATCAAGATTGGCAGGTCTCAGCCACGATGGGGGTTAAAATACCCCGAATTAGTCGGGGCGCTGGGATTTGAACCCAGGGCCTCTTGGTCTTTATATTTTATCCTAAACTCACCCACACAGTGACTTATTCACTGGATGGACGTGGCTGCGACCGCTACCACGACAAATACTCCGATAAGCCAGAACACCAAAGCCGTGACGATCATCATCCAGAAGAGTATCCTGGAGGTGATATTTTTTGTCTTTGTCTTAATCTCGTTGGTTTGCTCCGTTTCTTGCAGTTTAGGTTTTGCTTCGCGTTGAGTGATTTGCCTGTAAATCTCATCTGGCGCCGGCAGATCAAGCCACATGCCGTAATTGCCTTTTTCGCCTTCCCTCTCCCAACCGCCGCGGATGACTGCTTTGACGGATAAGGCGACATTATCGCCGAGATTGTGCTTGTCGTAAAACTCGCGCAGGATTTTCGCTGCCTGCCTGGGGAGATGCCCTGCGGTTTGATTGCGAAGCAGGACGCGGAAGGCGTTCGGGTCATAAGGGTTGTTTTTATCGGGGACGATCAAGGCGTCAACATAGCGTTCAACCGATTCGGTGGTTCTTTTGCCGCAAACCAACTCATAAACGGATTGGTAAAACGACTCCCCGACTACTTCAAGTGGGTAAGTTTGATTGCTTTTTATGGTATGTATGATATATTCCATAGCTAATTAGAATATTTGTTCTATCAGCCCATTAAAATCGATTGAGCCGGAGGCTTCCCCCGGCTCTTAGTTTTTGGTTGCTTTTTCTTTTGTCTTTCAACCTCGAACTCTAAAAGCTCCATATAGCGTTTTTGCTCTTCTGGTGGCAACTGACGGAGCAGATAAATAATTTGTTCCTCACACTCAGTATCGGATGGAACTGGATCAAGAAGACCGCCAGCGCGAAGAACCGCTTCTAACGGCATGTGGAGAAATGGCGCCAGTTTTTTGCATGTGTCATAAGATGGCTTATTTCCATCCAAAACAGATATTATTGTTGGATGAGATACTCCAACTAATTTGGCTAAATTACGAATACTGAGATTACGCCTATCCATTTCTTTCTTCAGCAAATCCTTAAGTGCCATTACAAACATATTAACCGAATTAGTGAAAGATTATGTTTCCATTTTGGTAAATTAACTTGACATTTACTATAAATTGTATATAATGGTAAATGTATTTACCAACACGGTAGGAGTTATTTATGCCTGTAATTTACGTAATTACGAATGACGAAGAGGCAAAGTTAATGCTTAACAAACTTGCTGAACAAGATGTGCGCTCTGCAAGTGCAGAAGTAATCTGGCTTATCCGCCAAGAGTGGGCACGCAGATACTCCCAACGAAGCCCACTTACGATCGAAGAAGCTCTCGAAGCTGGAAAGATTTTTAATTCAGATAATAAAGAATAATCATGGAAATAATTATTAGGCTAGAATACGGCTTGATTCCGGTAGGAATAGGGATATTCCTTTGGGGAATCATATACGCGCTTGTAAAGGGGGAGGCGCAGAAACGAAGACTACTGGATGGGTTTGAGCCATATTTAGACAGTGTTTTTATTCTGTTCAATTTGTTTTTATTGTTCTGGATCAATCCCCAGGCGTCCTTGCTGGCTGGGTTTGCCTTCGCAGTCAGCGGGACGCCTGTTCTTTTTATTTCAACCCTGCGCTACATTCTTCAAAGAGATAAGGAGCGCAGGGTGATGATTGAGGAAGCGAAGGGGGAGAAATGACACGGGCGCGTGAATGGCCAAATAACGCAAAAGAAGCGCGCGACCGAGCCGCTGAAGAAGCAGCGCACGGGGCGCGCGTTTTGATGCCCGTCCTGGAAAACCCCGACATGACGGAGGGTGAGAAGATCAGGCGTGTTGGTATCGCAGTCAAGTGTTTCCAACTTATTCTGCGCCTGCTGGAATCGGTTGGCGCACAAACGAGACCTTAGGAGGAAAAATGGAATTAAACACATACTTACCCTTATTGAAAGATGCAGTTTTCTTTGCGCCACACAAAGTAATAAAACTCGCGGCGATGTATCTTTTGACGGAATTCGACCGCGAGTTATTGCCCGATTGGGTGGCGATGCTGGCGGGGGGAAATTTGGATCAGTGGGAAGCTGTTATTGAGGAAGTGAGAGCAGGAATGTTTGAGGAGGAATATTATGGATATGGCAGTACCGATGAAAACGAATAATACCAATTTACTGATTTATTTTGGAATATTATCTATGATTCTTGCCATGTTCGCCGTTTTATCGATCCACGCTCTAGAACGGCACGGTCTGGAAGCCGAGCTGGTAAAGTACTGTATGCAAGAGAAGGGGCCAATTCAGGAATGGCTCCAGCCGAATGGCCGCATTGCGAGAGTATGCCAGCTTGACAATGGCAAGTTTGGCATCGAGATTGTGGATCAGGAAGGGCGGAATATTACCGCATTTATCAAGAACAAAATGCGCTCCCTTGAACAGGTCGAGCAGTACCTGATAAACAAGGGGGCGCGTTTGTTGTGGTCTAAATAAATCAAGGACAGGAGGTGAACGGAGGAAGATTGAAGGAAAATCCTGGTTTTATGGTCTCAGCCACACCGGGCTGGCAAACCCAGCCCGGAATAATCAAGATAAGGAGTGAATTATGAGAACGGAGGTTTATGAGAAACTTTTAAGAGAGCTTGAATCGGAATTGCGTGGTCTGGAACTGGCTATCTTTCGGGCGTTGAAAAACAACCCCAACGGCTTGACCAGGAGCGAATTGGTCGCTTTAGTGATGAACGAATCTCGCGCTTTTACGTTCAACAACGACACGAAAGACCGCAAAATCCGTAAAGCAATCGAATCCATGCGCAGAAAGGGGGTCCCTATCCTGTCCACGTCCGGCAAGCCTGGCTACCGTCTGGATGTCAGCGAGGAAGGCAAGCGGGCGATGGTTGCCGAACTGATCAGCCGGCGCAACAAGCTGGATGAACTCATCATGAAGATCAAAGATACTCGCAGCATACCGACTGAATTACCAAGAGCCTGAAATGCCAAAAGCACGCTGCGCACGTTGCCACCGTCCCCTGAAAGACCCTTATTCGATTGCGATTGGGCTTGGGCCAGAATGCCGGCAAAAGCTGATCCGCGCCGGGCATTCGATACCCAAGCCCGTTTATCGCATCACAAACGGCAAGGTTGAACTGGTCGGAATGACGGGCGAGGTTGACAAGCTGCCCGTCAACCTGGAGACGATAGATGGACAAGACGCTGGTCATCGAGAGCAACAAGATCGCCAGGATTGACGGGCGGATAGCGGTCAATTTGCGCGAGGAATCAAGGCACAAGATGGATTTAATCATTCAATACTTCCTGGATAAAGGCTGGGAGATTGAAGATCAGCGGGAGGATGAGCATGGCGGATTACTGGATCAAACTCTACACGGAAATCATTGACGATCCGAAAATGGCTTTGTTACCTGACCGTTTGTGGCGGCGGGTGATTGAGTTATTTTTGCTAGCAAAAAAGGTGAACAAAGAAGGCACACTGCCATCTACAAGAGAGATTGCCTGGTATTTGAGAATAACAGACGTTGAAGGGTTGGAAAATGACTTGAAAGATATTGAAGAACAAACCGGTATTATTGCCAGGGATGGGGACGGTTGGTTTGTGGTCAATTTTGCCAAACGCCAGGAGGCTGTGCCTGACGCCATGCGAAAACGCTACATCCGTGAGAAAGCACATAGCAAAGAATATCGTAGCAATATGTCACGTGTTGTGACAGATGATGTCACGATTCGTGACATAGAGAGAGAATCAGAGGAAGAGATAGAGGAAGAGTCAGAAACAGAATCAGAGAGAGAGAGAGAAATTGCGCGCGCGCGCGAAAAAAAGCCCGAAAAGCTGAAATTAGAGCGCGAATTGGCATACGCGCAAGAAGTTTATACGGCGGTAACCGAACTGGACATGATGCCGCCGTCTATTCGCGCGCCTGCAACCCAGATCATTGCCACTCTGCGCGGTAAATATCCCGAAAAGCAGGCTCTTATTGCTTACCTGAAGCCGTTTTTTGACCGCTGGAAGGGGCATAAGACCAAAGACGGACAATCCTACAACCCACTGTCAATTGGTTGGCTGGAGTGGGCATTGGCTGGGTACGGCAACAAAAACGTTTACGATTACGAAAATTTGCGGAGGTATGCAGATCAATGGCATCTACCTTCATAGCCTTATTGGCAACACTAATCCTGGTATATATTGCTGCCCTTATCTGGTCTTGGGATGCGATTTTTAGTGAGGATGGTTTTGATGACCGTGATGAACATAACGAACTGGAATGATCTAAATCATCTGATGCGGACACGTCTGCTCTGGCTGGCGTTTGCTGGCGAAAGCGATGAAGAGCGCATCAGACGCCGATCTGCCGAGCGTTTTGGGGTCAGTCCAGAAGAAATCATCATCATCCGCAAAAACGAGATGTGGTTGGCGGCGCCAGATGGAAATCAAGTGCAATTGCGGTGAATTAATCGGCGTCATCGTTGAAGTCGAAGGCCAAGAGCGGTTGATGGTCGGTAATCTGATATTGAACGTTGCCCGCGGGGTATGCGCCAGTTGCGGCACGGAATTTCACTGGTCAATCTCTGAGCGAATGCTGGCGGAATTGATCCAGCACGTGATCCAGATGCGTGAGAATGCGAAAGGAGAGTGAAGCATGATGATTATCGCTATCCTGATTGTCTTTCAGATCATCTGATTTGTCTTTTTATGGACGTTGCTTGTGGCTGCGTCAAGGGCGGATGACATCCTGGAAAATATGACGGATGAGGTGAAGCATGAGGTGGCAGAGCAGTGATAACAAATACAATGCCCATAAGGTGGAGTATGACGGCTATTTGTTCGATAGCCGGGCGGAAGTGGATCGCTATGTGGAATTGAAACTCCTGGAGAAAGCCGGCGAAATCAGCGATTTGCAGGTTCATCCACGCTTTGAATTATTGCCGGAAGTGCGGAGGAATAACCGCATTTTGCCGGCCATCCGATACACAGCCGATTTTAGTTATTTGCAGAATGGAGAACAGGTCGTAGAAGATGTCAAGGGATACATCACACGCGATGCTTCGCTTAGGATGAACTTATTTCAGCGTTTAAACCCAAAAATAAAATTCCAGGTTATTAGAAAGGGATGAAATATGGGATACATGTGGAAAGTCAACACTATTTCAATATCGGCGGAATGAAAAAGTTCGGCGTGGAATATAGTAAAGATATTTCCTATTTGCTATATGAGGGAGATTGTCTGGAAATAATGCCCCAATTGGAAGCGGGAAGTATTGATGCTGTAATCACAGATTTGCCGTATGGGATTACAGCCTGCGAATGGGATAGTGTAATTCCGTTGGATGTTATGTGGAAAGAGGTCAAAAGAATATTGAAACCGAATGGCGTGTTTGTAACAACTGCCGTTCAACCTTTTACGACTATTTTGATCAATTCAAATTTTGATTGGTTTAGATATGACTGGGTTTGGTACAAAGTTGCCGCGTCTAATTTTATGAATTTGAAAAATAGACCATTCAGAACACATGAAGACATTTTAGTATTTTCGCCAACAGCAAATTTCACATTTAACCCGATACGTGTGATGAGGACAGAAAAAAGTTTAATGCGTGATCAGCTTGGGAAAGAAAGAATAGTAAGAAAAGGAACAGCAGAACATTATGGACTTAAAGATATAAAAGATGGCATGTTGAGTTCTGATGGAACAAAACACCCAATCGATATTTTGACATTTCCACTTCACGAGAAAAATGGCAGGTATGGATCACGTCACCCAACTAAAAAACCTGTAGCATTGTACGAGTACCTTATAAAAACTTATACCAATATTGGGGACATTGTATTAGATATTGCAATTGGGTCAGGTACAACAATCATCGCTGCAATAAAGACAGGTCGAAATTCAATTGGAATAGAACGTGACTATAGATATTTTGAACTAGCCAAAAGGCGAATTAGACAAGCTGCATTTCAGTTACATCTTTTTTTCATATAAGAAATTGGGAAGAGATAGAGGAATAACAAAAAGTAACATGGACATACCTCATTATCCCACAGAAAAAGAATTACAGAGAATCAAAGAATGGGACTGGCAAGACTTTCATGGTTTGATGCAGTTTGTTCGTGAACTATGGAGTTTTGCTGATTGGGGATTTGAACAGCAAGGGAATACTTACTATATTTCGACTGCTGGCTGGTCTGGAAACCAGAGCATTATTTCAGCCATGCGGGAAAATATGCTGTGGTGGTCAATGTACTGGGTAGAAGAAAGAAAAGGCGGACATTTTGTTTTCTCTTGCGAGGATATTTAGGATGGAACTGGACAAACTGGCGCGGATACGCGCCAAGCAGAGGAATAATAAGATCGCCAAGAAATATCCGCTCTTTGCGGATCAGTTTGCTACGACAGTAGAGAAGGAAAAGGAAAGGATTGCCTGTCAACATGCGCAGGCAGAAAAATGGATTGAAAAAGAACGCAAAATAAGCATGTCCGATTGGGAGAGGGGGATGAAACTGCGTGAAGTGGCTAGGCAGTTGTTGAGTGAGGAGAAATTTGCGGAGCGAGAACGATCCTGGCAAAGATGGTTTGACTATGCAAAACCCGAATATGATGGACACAAGCTGGTTACGCACTGGTGGAATGCTTTGAGGGGAACGGAATACGCTTTTGAAAACTGCCCCCACAAAGATCGGCACTACGATCCAGAATGGTGGCGGCCGCGAGAGCATTTGTCCTATTCATCCATCAGCATGTACCTTGGTGAGGAGGTGAGACTGTGAAAGTCATATCAATCGGATGGGGCGTGCAGTCCTTTACCCTCGCAGCAATGGTCGCTCTGGGTGAACTCGAACCCGTAGATGTAGCCCTTCACGCCGATACCACCCACGAACGTGCTGCAACCTACGCATTTGCTGAACGCTGGACGCAATGGCTGGAAACGCATGGGGTAAAGGTGGTGACGGTGAAAAACACTGCCACCGAGTTAGGTAAAAAGAACACGGTGGATATTCCCGCCTTCACCACGGACGGGAAAAGTCTGGGGCAACTTCGCCGTCAATGCACCAGCGATTGGAAAATCGCTCCCATGCGCCGATGGCTGCAAGCCCACCGCAACGGACAGCCGGTCGAAGTGTGGCTTGGTATCAGCCTCGATGAAGTGCAGCGGATGAAGGAAAGCGACGTGAAGTACATCACCCACCGCTGGCCGCTGATTGAAAGGCGCATGAGCCGTTGGGACTGCATACTATGGTTGGATCGGCATGGGCTGGAAATCCCCCCGCGTTCGTCCTGTGTGTTCTGCCCTTTTCACAGCCGCGATGAGTGGCGTAATATTCGAGATAATGCTCCCGCCGACTGGAAAAAAGCTGTCCAGGTGGATGCTGAAATCCGCAAGGCCCGTCCGCCTTACGACCTGTTTGTCAACGTGCAGCGAAAACCGCTGGCGGAGTGCGACCTCGATGGGCCGATAGAGCAGGGGCAGTTGAGTTTATGGGAAAACGAATGTGACGGAATATGTGGAGTATGACCACTTTCTCAAGATTGGGTGCGCCAGATTCGGGATAGGTGTCAGTCTGCCAAAGTGCCGTTCTTTTTCAAACAATGGGGAGGAACGCGCAAGCAAAAGAGCGGCAGACTTTTGGATGGACGCATTTGGGACGAAGTGCCGAAAATACGGAAAAATACGCAAGGTGAGGTGAAAGATGAGTGAAGTGCGTTGCGCAAGATGTAACAGGATTTTGAAAAACCCTCGCTATACGGCGATAGGGCTTGGTTCAGATTGCTTGCGGAAAATAATGCGTGAATGGGACAATGGCAGAAAACATTATGTTCGAATCGCAAATGGTAAGATAGATTTTATCTGCACAGATGAGAATAATGAGAAAAAGACTATTTATTGGATAGATGAAACAGCGCAAATATTACGGAAAAATACTCAAGACGTGGGGGAGAATAGCGGGTAAGATTAGGAAAATTTTGAAAAGGAGGTGAAAGATGAGTACTGTAATCGTGACGCGACATCAGGGACTGGTGCAGTGGCTAGCAATGCGAGGCATCACGGGCGAGGTCATTGCTCAGGCGACCCCAGACGACATCAAGGGCAAGGACGTGTATGGCGTCTTACCGTTGCACTTGGCTGCGAAAGCCAACACGGTGACAACGGTGGATATGCCTAACTTGCCGGCGGAGAAGAGGGGGCAGGATTTGACGCCAGAAGAGATGGATCAATATGGAGCGAAGCTGACCACATATATTGTCAGGATTGTGGAATAAAAAAAGCCGGCCGAAAGGCCGGCGATTTGGTTTATGGGGGTTACTCTGCTGATACAACAACCCCCAGGACAAAATTATCCTTCGGCCAGTATTTCACACCCCCTTCACGGTCAACAATCCCAATTGGGGCAGCAATACGTGGCTGCCCAGCAAGATGCCAGAGGTAAGATGCGCTGACCAGGTCGATGAGGTCTGGACGTGTCCAGACCGTTGGCTTTTCCCAGCCATCCATCAGGGGGAAATCAAGATACAAGGGGAAGTTAAACGGCTCGACGCCATCTGTCCCCATGAAATCATCGGGGGAAGAGGAAACTAAGCCATCGTCCCGAGTCCAGGGAGACAACCCATACCAGCCATCTCCCTTATGGATGACAGACTTAAGATTACAGCTATCGCTAAGGGGAGTGTATGAGTAATAGACTGCCCATGTATTACCTGGGTAACCATCGTTCGGCACATACTCCATCGGAGGTTTGTGCCAAATTTCGGCACAGCGTGGCTTGTGCATAAGTACAAAAATATTTTTGAAGCCCCCTGGCACGAACCACCAGTTCCCTCCTGTAAAGGAGGTAATGGGATGGATACCCGCGGTATATTCGGCGAGGGGGGTCAAGCCCATATTATCATCATCGGGAATGTAACCGCTTGCCCCAGTGAAGGGCAAGGAAATAACGTGTTTATGAATGATGGGCAACATAAATTTGATGATGTTCTCATCTTTGCAATAATTCAATTCCCCCATGACTTCTGCTGTGATAGATTTACGGATTTCAAGGTCGTAGTCCATTTTATATCCTTTCTCTCCCGATTTACCCCTCGAGAGCGGGGTTTGATTGATGGAGGTAAGCATGTCAGTCATCTTGTCGTTGTCGCAAGACCCAGTGGTCATCTCCGAGACCGTAGGGTCCCTCCCAGTAGAACCCATCGGGAAGGGGTGGAAGTGGGGATCGCCCCCTGGCGTCAATTGACTGAATGTAGCAGTCGCCATCCTGTGGGGTTACTTCATCGCCCAATTCCCCCTGTGGGGTGATTTGTTCCCCAAGGTCGCGTTTGATGTTTTTGAATTCGTACCATGTCCCGTATCGGTAATAAATATACCTCTTCATTTCAATCTCCTTTCTGTAAGCTGGATTTCTTGCCCCGCTTGGGGCGATTGTTAATATAATGCCATAGACCGTTAAACGGGATAACCCAGTCACGCCCAACCTTGTGGGCGCCGGGGATGTACCCGTTTTTGGCGGCGAGTCGAATACCGCGCTCAGATACGCCACTGATAGCCGCCGCAAGAGAGACAGTCATTGTGGACGCGTGCTCGCGGCAATCAGGCTGATAACCCTCAAGATCATGCAGCCAGGCATCGGCTGCGGTTGTCCCCCATACGTTGATAAAACTAAGCCAATCATCAGGGAGTGAAGGGTACTTGGTATAACAAACAATCATAGACGGTTGATCGGTCAAGAAGTCATAGAGTACAGCAACCCCCGCGGGGACACGATAGACACGGACACGCTCACGCGGGCCGCTTACGGACATCTCGCCAGAGTCATACAGCAAGTCCATTTGTTTTACTCCTTTCTAGTCTTCAAGCCATTCAGGAACGGTGTATTTGCTTACAGGTATGGGTTGATCCGTAAGCAGTAAGTACGCTTCCCCATGTAGCCAATTAACATCTTTGTATTCAGGATCAGGGATTCTGGGCAGATCAACGTCAAGCTCGAACACCACCCAGTTCATAGCCCAGTTATCGTTAGCGAAATCCTGGGCATCTCGCGGATCGGTGAATACAAAAACACCCGTCAAATCTCGCCCCTGAAGAGTCTCAGCGGGAATAATACCATTGAACACATAATCTAATTGCTTGCAGTCAGACGGGATTAAACCTTCTTCTAGGATGGAATTCAAGTTGTCGTATGAAGTTCCGTGGTAGTATTTCATTCATCAATCCTTTCCGTTCGTAACTGCCTATATAATACCGCATACGGTAGTATTTGTCAATAGGTTTAGATTAAAAAAAGATTAGAGTTTTATGAGAAGCGTGATAAAATATCATTGTAATTAGGGGTTAGCCATCCCCCTACTCCTTTCTGTCATAGCACGACCGGTGTATCCTCCGCCCCGGTCGTGCGCTTTTTCAATAATGCACATGCCCTATTGACATTTATTAAGATTGTTATATAATTAATTACAAACAGAATATGCGGTATTTCGACTGGTTTCCGCCCAGCGCTCGATAAGAGGCTGGGCGGATTTTCGTTATTACAAGGATGTCAAATGTCTGTAGAAGTAATCAGTTCTATCGCCGGTATTGTCGTGTCTTTGATGTTCGAGTATGTGCCGGGTCTGCGTGAGAAATACAACGAACTCAGTGACAATTACCAGAAGCTAATCATGTTGGTTGTCCTGCTTAGTGTTGTACTCGGCGCATTTGTTCTATCTTGTGCGGGATTGTCGTCATATTATGAATGCTCAACGGCAGGATTGTGGGATGTCGTCCGGGCGTTCATTGCTGCGCTGATTGCAAACCAATCCACCCACCGCATCCTGCCAAAATAGCTGATGGAAAACACGCCCTGGATTTCTTTGCTTGGACAAATCCCACTGGTTGGGATATTTATCTGGTTTGTGTTGACAATGATGGACAGGGAATCAGCCGAACGAGCGAGTCGAGATGATAAATGGCAGACGTTTCTGCGCGAGCAACGTGAAGCCAACAACAACGCCCTGGCCAGACTTGCGGAAGAGATCAAATGTATGGCGATGGAGTTGGCGCAAATGCGCCAGGTGCTGGCAAATCACGAAATCCAGACCGAACGGCGGATGAAGTTTTTGGAAAAGTTACCCAAGCAAGATGAATAAACTGCGTAAGCCACTTGAGGGAAATTATCCAGTTACACAAACCTTTGAGCAGCACGTGCAGCGGGCGAAGGAACTGGGGCTATGCCATCAGCCTGGCATGGCGAATTGCCGCGGCTATTACTACGGCGGGATCGATTATGGCTGTCCTGCCGGAACGCCCGTCTATGCCGCGCATGATGGCGTAGTTGAGACGCGCATGGAGAAAACGGGTTATGGCTATCATGTGCGGATCAGCCGCCCGGAGATGATGACGATTTACGCTCATTTGCGCTCGTTCACGGTGCAGAACAAACAGCAAGTGCGGGCTGGCGATTTGATCGGTTATTCGGGCGGTGTGCCAGGTGAACCGGGCGCCGGCAATACCAGTGGCCCGCATCTCCACTTTGAACTGCGCCTGAATGGATACCCAACTGATCCATCCAAATATATGGAGCAATATGGAGAAATAAATGAACCAACCGGGCAGATGCCAGCTTTGGAGTATGTCCGATTGAAGCGGGGGGAGGATTACGTCAACATCCGCACCGGTCCCGGTTTGCAATATGCCATCGCCGGGCGACTGCTACCCGATGATGAACCAAAGCGAGTGGTGGGTGTGGATGGCGAGTGGGTGTGCCTGCTCAAGTGGTGCGGTATCCAGCTTTGGTCGCACATCAATTATCTGGAGAGTGCCGATGCCAGGTAAGCCACCAAAGGCGTGCCGAGTGAATGGCTGTCATAACCTGGTCTATGGCGATGAGAGTTACTGCGAACAACATCGCAGACAATATCAAGCCGATGACAGACCCAGCGCGGCCAAGCGAGGCTACGGGTACAACTGGAAGAAACTCCGCCTGATGGTATTGCGAGAGCAGCCATTCTGCTCTGATCCATTCAGTATTCACGATTATCCAGTACTGGCTACTGAAGTAGATCACATCATACCCATCGCGGATGGTGGAGATTATTCGATGGATAACCTACAGCCCCTATGTAAGTCATGCCATTCGCGCAAGACTCGCCTATGGGTAGGGGGGCATAAATCTCTGAAAATCTCGGAAAAGAGACCGTGCGGGCAGTCTAAAAATCTCGCCCGCGAAATGAGGGATAGTGGGTAATGGCAGGGAGACCACCCAAACCAACGGCACTCAAAAAGCTGGCGGGCAATCCTGGCAAGCGCAAACTCAATGAGAGCGAGCCAAAATTTGCTCTCGAAATTCCCCGACCGCCCCGCCACCTGGATCGAGTGGCGAAAATGGAGTGGCGACGCGTATCGAAAGAGCTTTACGAAGCAGGATTGCTCACACGCGTTGACCGCGCTGCGCTGGCGGCTTATTGCCAGGCGTGGTCAACGTGGGTTGAGTCAGTAAAACAACTGCGTGAAGAAGGTCAGGTGCTGATCTCGGATAAGGGTTACGTGTATCAGCATCCGCTGGTAGCCATCCGAGACAAGGCGGTTGAACAGATGCGGCGGTTTATGGTTGAGTTCGGGATGACACCAAGCAGTCGCAGTCGGGTGAAAGCCGAAAAGGTCGAAGAGGTTGACGAGCTGGAACGACTGTTGTTCGGTCAGGATGTCAAAGTAGCGAAAGATGGATGAGAAGGAGATCATGAGCTACGTTGAGAACGTGTTGAACGGCAAAATTACGGCGGGCAAGTGGGAACGCCTGGCTTGCCAACGCTTTCTCAACGACCTGGATCATGGCAAAGAGCGGGGCTTGATCCTTAACCGCGACAAGGCAGAACTGGCTTTGAAGTTCTTCACGCTGGTCAAACACTCGAAAGGTGAGTGGGCTGGGCAGACATTTCGGCTTGAACCGTGGCAATCATTCATAGTCTTCAATCTGTTTGGCTGGCAAAAAGAGGATGGTACGCGTCGTTTCCGCTGGGGATACCACGAAGTGGCGCGCAAAAATGGCAAAAGCACCCTGGCCGCAGGTGTGGGATTGTACCTGTTGACCGCAGACGGAGAACCCGGCGCCGAAATCTACTCAGCAGCTACGAAGCGCGACCAGGCGCGCATCACGCACAGCGAAGCAACGCGCATGGTCAAAGCCAGCCCTGCGCTGCGCAAGCGGGTGCGGGTCTTTCGCGACAATCTGCATGTGGAAAGCACAGCATCCAAATTCGAGCCGTTGGGGCGTGATACGGACAGCATGGACGGTCTCAACGTGCATGGGGCAATCATTGACGAGCTGCACGCCCACAAGACGCGCGATTTAGTGGACATTCTGGAGACGGCACAAAGCGCACGGCGTCAGCCACTCCAGTTCGAGATCACTACGGCAGGATACGACCGCGAGTCGATCTGCTGGGAGCATCATGAATACACGGAGAAGGTGCTTTCTGGTGTGGTTCAGGATGATCGCTGGTTTGGTGTGATCTACACCATCGATCCAGAAGACGATTGGAAAGATGAAAAAATCTGGCGGAAGGCCAATCCAAATCTTGGAATCAGTAAAAAGATCGAGTACATGCAAGAACAGGCAAAGCGAGCGAGCGAAATTCCAAGTCAATTGAACGCCTTTCTGCGCCTTGATCTGGATGTCTGGACGCAGAGCGAGACGAAGTGGGTAAATCTCGATCACTGGCGTGCCTGTGGAGACGCGGTAGATGCTAACGGCCTGCGCGGTCGGCGGTGCTATGGTGGTTTGGACTTGTCAAGCACTACAGACATCAGCGCGCTGGTTTTGGTTTTCCCACCTGAACGGGCGGATGACCGATACCAAGTACTGTGTCGCTTCTGGATACCAGAAGAAGCCATGCACGAGCGCAGCCATCGGGATCGAGTGCCTTATGACGCATGGGTGAGGCAGGGCTACATTACCGCCACACCGGGCAACGTGATTGATTACGACTACATCCTGGCTCAAATCGATGAAGATGCACAAATGTACGATCTGCACGAGATCGCTTTTGACCGCTGGGGCGCAACGCGCATTGTTCAAGACTTGCAGGAGATGGGTTTGACGGTGATCCAGTTCGGGCAGGGCTTTGCCTCCATGAGTGCGCCGATGAAGGAACTGGAAAAACTGATCCTGAGCCACCGCCTGGCGCACGGAAATAACCCCGTTTTGACCTGGATGGCAGATAACCTGGTCGCTGCGGTGGATCCGGCGGGCAATATCAAGCCTGACAAGGCACGCAGTATTGAAAAGATTGACGGCATGGTTGCGTTGATCATGGCGTTGGATCGGGCGTTACGCCACGATGACAGCGGATCGGTTTATGAAGAGAGAGGAATCTTGACTCTATGAGTTTATTGACACGCATTGCTGGGCTATTTGAGAAACGCAAGCTAGATGGCGTGGTTGCGCCGGGCTTGCTTGCGGATCGGTTGAACGCTCTCAGCAACGTGGCTACGACCGGCATCACGATCACACCAGACAACGCTCTGCGGGCATCTGCGGTTTATGCCTGCGTGCGCTTACTGAGTGAGTCTGTCGCCATGCTGCCGCTGGTTTTATATCGCCGTAACGGGGAGATGAAAGAAAAGGCCTACGATCATCCCCTTTACTTGCTTCTGCATGATGCGCCGAACGATGAAATGACGGCGTTTGATTACCGTCAAACGCTGATGACACATCTACTACTGCGCGGGAATGCTTACTCTTATGTCGAGATTGCAAACGGCAAGATACAAGCGTTATGGCCGCTCAATCCAGACCAGGTGCAGGTATTGCGGGATAACAATACAGGTATGCTGGTATATGCGGTTGAGTTACCAGCACGTTTCGGCGGCGAATATCGGTTTATCAGTCAAGAGTATGTTTGGCATTTGCGCAGTTTGGGGCGGGATGGAATTGTTGGCATCAACCCGATCCGCCTGGCGCGGGAGGCAATAGGTCTTTCGCTCGCTGCGGAAGGTTACGGAGCGGCGTTTTTTGGCAATAACGCTGAGCCGGGCTTTGTGCTTGTCCATCCCGGAAAGCTGACAGATGACGCTTACAAGAGACTGAAAACATCGTGGGAAGATCGGCACAAGGGATTTGAGAAAGCCCACCGGGTGGCAATCCTTGAGGAAGGGATGAAGCCAGAAAAGTTGGGTATCTCTCCCGATGACGCACAGTTTTTAGAGACGCGCAAGTTCCAGATCAATGAGATCGCCCGCATCTTTCGCGTGCCGCCGCACATGATCGGAGATTTGGACCGGGCGACATTCTCCAATATCGAACACATGGGTTTGGAATTTGTGACCTACTCCCTGATGCCCTGGTTGGTCAACATTGAGCAGTCGATCAATCTCAACCTGCTCTCCGACAGCGAACGAAAAAGCTATTACGTAAAGCATACGGTGGCGGGCTTACTGCGCGGCGATGTGGAAAGCCGTTATCGGGCGTATGCCACAGCACGCCAGTGGGGCTGGATGTCGGTGGATGACATTCGCGAGCTGGAAGAGATGAATCCCCTGCCGAACGGCATCGGCAAAAAATATCTAAGTCCGCTCAACATGACCGACCTGGAAAATAGCGGCCAGGAAGTGCAGAGAAATTTGCAGATCGAGACGCGTTCAGAGAAGCGGGCGCAGGCGATCAAGGTCAGGCGAAAATTGATGGAGGAGTATCGCTCAGTATTTGCGGATACTTTTGCGCGGGTGTATCGACGCGAGCGCAATGATGTCCTGGCAAATGCAAAAAAGCTACTCAAATTTTCAAAACAAGAGTTTTTAGATAGCTTAGACAGCTTTTATCCAGAGCATCGGGCTTATGTCGAGCGCAATTTTGAGAAAGTGATGACAAGCTACGGCAATCTGGTTGTAAATAGTGCGCTCAGCGAAGTTGATAATGAGCAGGCGCACGATCAGGATGCGGTTGGAAGATTTTCGCGGAATTACATTGAGCGCATGGCGCAAAGGATGGAATATTACAGTCGGGAACGGATCGAAAACGCATTGAAAAGAGCGGAAAAGAACAATCGCGACATGCTGGTTGAGCTTGAAGAAGAACTAAGCGATTGGGATACAACTCGCGCTGAAGCAGATGCGAATAAAGAAAGCGTGCGGGCGAATGGGGCATTATCGTTGTTTGCTTTCACACTGGCTGGTGTCGGATTTATTGTTTGGGTTGCATCGGGCAAGGAAAACTGTCCGATTTGCGATGAGTTAGATGGTAAGCGCGTAGGAATATCACAGAAATTTGTTGGTGCAGGTGACAGACTAAATCAAAACGGAGAACCGTTTGTGGTGCAACAGGATCATGCTCATCCGCCGTTGCATGACGGATGTGATTGCATGATCGTATCTGGATAAGGAGGTTGTATGGGTGCAATCAAACCACATACCACGAAAGTTGATACCGAAAGCGATTGGGATGGTCCCAAAGCAGTTGCAGACGCGCCAAACGATGCAGAAATACTGCGGTACATGCACGCATGGATGGATGATGACGGCGATCCTGACGCCAAGCAGTCTTACAAGTTTCCCCATCATCAGCCACGCGTGGACGCGCCGGCGGTGATTGCAGCGGTGAACAATGCCCTTGCCAGATTGTCTCAAGCCGACATTCCCGAAGCGGATCGGGAGGGTGTTGAGAGACATCTGCGCAAACACCGCGAAGATGCGGGCTTGGAAAGCAGCGCAGCTAATCCATTCGTGGAAAGGCGCACGCTGACGCTGCGCGAGCTGGTGACATCCGAAGCAACCGAAAGTGAGCCGTCCACGATTGTTGGTTACGCGGCGGTGTTCAATCAGTGGAGCGAGGATTTGGGCGGTTTTCGTGAGATGATCTTGCCCGGCGCATTTACTGAAACACTGACTCATGATGTGCGGGCATTGATCAATCACGATGCAAACATGGTGTTGGGTCGCACTCGCTCCGGCACGCTGGAGCTTAGTGAAGATGAAATTGGATTGCGGATCAAGATTGCCCTGCCAAACACTCAATACGCAAAAGATTTGATCGAAGCGATGAAGCGCGGCGATGTGGATCAAATGTCGTTTGGCTTTTCGGTTGGGCAAGATAACTGGTATGAAGAAGATGGACAGATGAAGCGAGAGATCATCAAAGTAGATCGCTTATATGATGTGTCCGTTGTCACGTTCCCGGCTTATCCGCAAACGATAGCGCAGGCGCGGGACGTGTTGAAACTGCGGAATCCTGTGCCGTCTGTCAAGGTGGAAGGCGGACAGGATGAGCGTCTGGCTGAAAGTGAGCAGGTGCCGCTGGATGTCAAACGCAAGAAAATCAAATTGTTATCTCTTAAAGGAGGTGTGAAATGAATCATGAATACAAAACTCGTGAATTGCATGAACAGCGTCAGCAATTAATCGAGCAGTTGAACGCTCTGGTTGACGCTGTTGACAAGGAAAAACGCTTGATGAGCGATGATGAAGTCAGTCAGTATGACGAACTGGTTGCGCAAGTCGAAAAGATTGACGCTGAGATTGCGCGGCGGGAAAAACTGTTTGAAATTGCAGCCCAGAACGCTGCCAAACAGGCCGCAAAGATTGGCATGGGCGAGAATGACCTGCGTAAATACTCGCTGTTGCGTGCCATTCGAGCTGCTACCATCGGCGACTGGCGCGGTGCAGAACTGGAACGCGAGGCGAGCGAGGCAGTCGCAAAGCAATTGAATCGCGATCCGCGCGGTTTCTTTGTCCCGCAAGATTGGCTTGAACATCGTGATTTGGTAAAGGGAACTCCAGCGCAAGGTGGCTATCTGGTATCCACAGAATTGCTTACGCAGTCGTTCATTGAACTTCTGCGCAACAAGATGATGGTTCAGCGAGCAGGCGCCACCGTGCTTGGCGGGCTGGTTGGTGATATTGCCATCCCGCGCCAAACCGGCGGGGCGACGGCTTACTGGGTGGCAGAAAATGGGGCGCCGACCGAAAGTCAACAAGCGGTTGATCAGGTGGCTTTGTCGCCAAAGACCGTTGGTGCTTATACCGACATCAGTCGCAAATTGCTCAAGCAGTCCAGTATTGATGTAGAAGCATTTGTGCGCCGCGACCTGGCGACTGTACTCGCACTTGCGATTGATTATGCTGCGCTACACGGCTCTGGCTCAAACAATCAGCCGACCGGTATTGCATCCACTTCTGGAATTGGATCGGTAGCGGGTGGTGCAAACGGAGCTGCGCCAACCTGGGCGCATATTGTCCAGCTTGAGACCGAAGTAGCCATCGACAATGCCGACATTGGCGCGCTGGCTTACATGACAAACGCTAAAGTGCGCGGCAAACTCAAGCAAACTGAGAAAGCCAGTGGCACGGCTCAGTTTGTCTGGACGGATGGCAACGCTCCTCTGAACGGCTACCCGGCATACGTTACCAACCAGGTGCGATCCGATTTGACCAAAGGTACTTCTGACGGTATCTGCTCGGCGATCTTTTTCGGAAACTGGAACGATCTGCTGATCGGTATGTGGGGTGCGCTGGACATTCTGGTTGATCCATACTCGAACAGTACCAGCGGCACCGTGCGCGTGGTGGCGTTCCAGGATGTTGACATTGCCGTTCGACATCCCGAATCCTTCGCTGCGATGCTGGATGCTTTGACCTCGTAAAACATTGGTTGATAGGGGGCGGCTAACCACCGCCCCCGCAGGAGGTTACTGTGGTCAAGATACGCATCTTGAGAAACACGATCTGCAATAAACAGCCGGTAAGTGTCAATGAAGTCGTTGATGTGAGCGAAGCTGAAGCAATGCTGTTGGTATCGCTCAAGAAGGCTGCTTATGAGGATCGAGTTATTGAACAACCAGAGACGGCTGTACTGCCACGCGGTCAAAAGCGCAGTAAGAAAGTAACGGAGTCTCCAAATGCTGAAGGTACTGGTTCCGCCAGCGGTTGAGCCAGTCTCGCTGGATGAGATCAAGCTCCAGGCACGGATTGATGGAACGGATGAAGACACATTGCTGGCGCAATACATCAAAACGGCGCGCGAGCATGTGGAAACCATTCTCAGACGGGCGTTGATCACGCAAACATTACAGCTTACGTTGGATAGCTGGTGGGATGACGAGCTTGAATTGCTGATGCCACCCTTACAATCTGTATCACAAATTACTTATCGAGACGCAGATGGTCAAGAACATACTTTGAGCGCAGCCAGTTATGTCGTGGATAACACGTCTGATCCAGGGCGCATCCGTTTTGCGTATGGCGCGACAAAACCAAACGTGGAACTGTACCCATACTCAGCCATCAAAATCACTTATATCGCCGGGTATGGTAACAGCGCAAGCAACGTGCCTGAGCCGATCCGCCAGGCGATCCGAATGCTGGCGGTGCATTACTACGACAACCGCGAAGCCGTGTTCATTGAGCGCGGTGCAAACGTGCAGATGCTACCGTTCGCTGTGGATGCGCTGCTCATGCCTTATCGGATGTGGAGTTTCTGATGCGTGCGGGTTGGCTAAAGAACCGGGTGACGTTGCAGAAACTGACCAAATCTCAAAACGATTATGGCGAGTATGTCCAGACCTGGCAGGATGTGGCTACGGTGTGGGCGTCCATTGAGCCGTTGCGCGGCCGGGAGTACCTGGAAGCATCAGCCAAAAACGCCGAAATCACCCACCGCATCCGAATCCGCTATCGTGACAATCTGGATGCCGGAATGCGGATCAAATTTGGCTCGCGGACGTTCAATATCGAATCAGTGATTGATGTTCTAGAGAAGCATAAAGAGATCGAGCTAATGTGCAAGGAGAATGAACGTGGCTAAATTGCACATCAAAATCGAGGGATTAGACGAGCTATATAGAAATCTGGAAGCCACAAAGGATGAAGTGGCGGCCGCAAAACAGAAAGCGTTAGAAGCTGGTGCAAAGATTGTGGCCGTGGCTGCGGATCAAAAAGCGCCGCGCAGTGGACATATCGCCAACCAGGTAAACGAAAATGAAGCCGTTATTGGCTTCAGCAAAGACAAATGGTACTGGCGATTTTTCGAGCTTGGCGCAACGGCGCATGAAATTCGCGGCAATCCGCTGGTTTTTGAAGGCGATGCGGGTTTGGTATTTACCAACCGCGTAAATCATCCCGGCATGGCAGCCCGCCCGTTTCTGCGGCCTGCACTTGAGACGCAGAAGGATTTGGTTATCCAGATCATGTCGGCGGTTATCCGTGAGGCGTTGAAGTGAGCGAACAGGCATTGCGCCAACTGCTACTGAGCGATCCAACCGTGAGCGGGCTGATTGGCACGCGAATATATCCGCTTGTTATCCCGCAGGACGCACAACTGCCGGCAATCGCTTACCAAAAAATCTCCGGTGTCCAGGTACACACCCACACGGGAGCGCACAAGCCAGAGCGGATGCTTGTGCAGTTAACCTGCGCAGCGAAAACATACAGCGACATCAAAACACTGCAAGACGCGCTTCGGAATGCGCTGGACGGTAAAGTTGTCAATGGCATGGCAATTCTGGTTGAAAACGTTTTAGACGACTATGCACAAAGTGGAGAAAACTTTGTTCTCCGCTTGGATGTCAGAATCTATTCGTAGAGTAGAAAGGAAGGTTTAAGATGACTGTAATTACTGCTACCGGGACTCAAATCAAGATTGGCGACGGTGGAAGCCCCGAGACCTTTACGGCTATCGGGCAGGTCAGGGATATTTCCGGTCCAAGTTTTGAACTTGGGACTGAAGATGCGTCTCATCACAACTCAACCTGGCGGGAATATGTCCCGACTTTACTGGATGCCGGCGAAGTCAGTTTTGAAATTGCGTTTGATCCGAGCGATACGACTCATTACTCTAATGCTGCTGGCAGTCTATATAATGCCCTTAAAACCAGGGTCAAACGTAATTTCCAACTCGTATTGCCAGACGCTGGCGGAATGGAAATCGCATTTTCGGCCTATGTAACGAGTTTTGAGCTAAAAGAGCCGGTTGAAGGTCTTCTGACTGCCGATGTGACGCTCAAGCTGACGGGTAGTGTAACGATCACGCCATGAGAGAGGTGAAAATGCTGCTCAATCGCGATGACATTCTCAACGCATCCGATCTGACGTTTGAAGATGTCGAAGTGCCAGAGTGGGGCGGGAAAGTGCGTGTCCGTTGCCTGACGGCTGCGGAGCGCGACCGATTTGAAGCTGAAATCCTGCGCCAGACGGCCGCCGGCGTGCAGGTTGAGATGCACAATTTGCGCGCCAAGCTGTGCGGTATGGTCATGGTCGATGAGCAGGGCAATCGGCTGTTCAACGATGCAGAGATTGACCTGCTTGGCGGGAAGTCGGCTTCAGCGTTGCAGCGCGTTTTTGAAGTCGCCATGCGCTTATCCCGCTTTACCAATGACGAGATCGACAAACTGGCGCAGAACCTAAAAAACGCCCAACCCGGCGGTTCGCCTATCGCCTAGCTTTGGCGTTGGGCGAACCGCACGTGGATCGGATGCTGGCCGAAATGAGTTCTGCCCAACTGGCAGAGTGGATGGCTTATGCGAAACTAGAGCCGTTTGGCGAGGAGCGGGCGGATTTGCGTGCTGGGATAATCGCCAGCGTAATTGCCAATGTCAACCGCGACCCGAAAAAACAGCGGCCATTTAAGCCTGAGGACTTTATGCCAAAGTTTGGGCAGGAGAAAGGCAACTTGGCGGAGCGGATCAAAGCGGTATTTACGTTTTTAAGGAGTTTGCAAGATGCAAAAAAATAAATCTAACCAATACGTTCTATTGCGTGATTTGCCGTATTATGCCGAGCCGCGCATGACTGCGCTGGCAGGTTGGCTGTTTGCGGGCGGGCTGATAACTGCGTTGGAAACGCAGACGATTGAACAGGAATTATGGATTCGGCATGAGAAAGGCTGGACTCTGGCAAAACGCGGAGATGTACATTTGGCGAAATTAGTAGAGGAAAAGACGTTTAGCGAATCATGACCGACCTTGCCACTCTGGTTGTCAAGATTACGACTGACGCAGCCGGCTTCGTGAAGGGGGTGGAGGAAGTCAAGAAAAATGCCTCCATGCTGGAGAGAGGCTTGACTGGCATGGCTGCGGTGGGGGGAACGCTGGTAACGGCTGGTTTTGCGGCTGCTGCTGCGGGTGCAACGGCATTGGCTGGTGGGTTAGTTAGTGCAATTAACGCAGCCAGCGAAGCGGAGAAAGTCCAGGCTCAGTTGAATGCCGTTCTTCAATCAACAGGCGGGATCGCTGGGGTCACGGCGGATATGGCGAATCAGCTTGCAGATTCGCTATCCAGGGTGACGATGTTTGAAGACGAAGCGATCTTGAGCGCTGAAAACCTGATGTTGACTTTCACAAATATCGGTAAGGACATCTTTCCAACTGCAATCGAAACTGCGCTGGATATGTCGCAAGCACTCGGGCAGGACTTGCAAACGTCTGTTATCCAGCTTGGGAAAGCCTTGCAGGACCCGATCATCGGCATTACGGCACTGAGAAGGGTTGGGGTGAATTTCAACGATGCTCAGGTTGAGATGATCAAGGGACTGGTTGAATCTGGTAATCTGATGGAAGCGCAGAAGATGATTTTGCGCGAATTACAAACAGAATTTGGAGGCAGTGCCAGAGCTGCCGGGGAGACTTTTGCTGGTCAGCTTACGATCTTACGCAACCAGCTTGGTAACGTGATGGAAACAATTGGCAATGCTTTGTTGCCTCATCTGAAAAACCTTAGCAGTGCGCTGATTGATGTTGTCAGTAGTGCAAATTTTCAGCAATTTGTCACGGAATTGGCAAGCGGTTTGGCGAATATTGCAGAAAACGTTGTGAAATCCATTCCAGTTGTTATTCAAAAATTTCAAGAATTTTCCACCTGGCTGCAAAATAACAAACCGATCATCGCCGGCGTATTGACTGCGCTGGGGGCAGCGATTGCGGTATTTGTTTATACAACCGTAATCCCTGCTCTGGCATCGATGATCGCTGCGGCTGCGCCAGTCATTGCAATTATGGCAGCGATAGGCTTGGCTGGGTATGTACTATATCGTGCGTGGACGGAAAACTGGGGTGGGATACGCGATACTGTGACAAACTTCTGGAATAACACTCTCAAGCCATTTGTTGATCAAGTTGTGCAATGGTTTCAAACATCAGTGCCGGCGGTTATTGAGTGGCTGCGGGGAAAATGGGACGAGGTATGGAATGCGATATTGGCGGTTGTGCAAAGAGTACAGCCGATGATTGACGCCTTGACCAAAGCATTTCTGGCTGCGCAGCAGGGCGATTGGTATGCGTTTGGTCAACATTTGCGCGAATATATTGATCTGCTTTGGGAAAATGTTAAAAGTGCGTTTAGCAGCGCGTGGGAGTGGATTAAGACGACAGTGACAAATTTCATCAATGACGTGGTGACAAAATTCAAAACCACCGATTGGGCAGGACTTGGTAAAAGTATCTTAGAGGGCATCAAGAACGGCATCAGCAGCATGATCAGCAGCGTAACCAGTACTGCGAAAGAAGTTGCACAAGCGATATTAGATGCAATCAAGGGCTTTTTGGGCATCAAGTCGCCGGCGAAGGCACTGATTGAAGTCGGCAAACAAATTATTCAGGGAATTATCGAAGGAATATCGGACGGAATAAAAACAATTGCTGAAGCAGTTGGGAATTTGTTGAAGTTATTTATAGAGAAGGATTGGCTTGGGACAGGACGACAGATTGTAGATAGTATCTCTTCTGGCATGAATGCGAATATCAGTGCAATGACAAATGCTGCCAATGCTATTGCGACCGCGGCGGCTGGAAGATTATCTGGATATAACTGGTCTCAGGTTGGAAAATCAATTGCATCACAAATAGCGAGTGGAGTAAGTAGCAATTCTCAAGCTATTGCAAATGCGATTTCTGGTTTGTTTTCATCTACAACAAATAATATCGGATATAACGCATGGAAGAATGTAGGCTACAACATCGTCGCGAAAATTGCTGAAGGAATAAATGAGAAAAAAGGCACGTTGACATCTGCTATATCATCTCTAATGGGAGCTGCTTATGTTGCAGCTTATAACCTTGTGCAAAACTGGGATTTATACACGGGTGGATCAACCACTCCGCCAACTACTCCATTGGCTATTCCAGAAACAGGCTTATCGAATACATCTAACAATCAGATTAATGTGAATATCTATGCAAATGTCGCTAATGAAATTGACATTGAAGAACTGGCTTACCGGGTTGCAAGTCGATTGAGGGTTTATGTATGACATATCTTGCGATTACTGATGGAAGTACGACAATATCTTTGGTAAGCGATGGAATTTACCTGGTAGATTTTGTGCCGCGCTACGAAGCTGGGGCAGTGCGAATTACTGATTCAATTGATTTACGGATCACAGCCACAAATCAACAAAATCTTTTGAATACAATTAGAAATATCGAAAGTATTTTAGAACTGTCTCGAAGTTATCATGACAATTATCAGGGGAAAAAAGCATACTTACTTTACAAGCCAGAAGACAATGCAACTTTGGTTCGCTCTCCGATTTATAACGGACGCATTGTTCTGGGTAGCGGGGCAACACACTACAAACTTACCAATCTCAATTTGGACGCCAATTTGATTATCGAGCGCGCGCCTTATTGGGAATATTATGACTTGATTACATTAACTCTATCCAATCCAAACGGTACCGGAAGTGGTGGCATTAATGTTTTTAATTGCAATGATGGATCAGGGACGGTACCAAACAAAAGATATAACTATGTTCAAATCGATGCCAGTAATGTGACTGGAAACCTGCCCGCGCCTGCGGTTATTACTGTGATAAATGGTTATGACGATTCAGCAAGACTTAATGAGATTTACATAAGTCATAATGTGTTTTCAAATCCATCCTCATTTCAACACACACTGGAAGGCGAGAGAGCATCTTACGGCGGTAGCAATGTTTCTGGGTCTGGTTATTCTGGTGGCTATTATCGGAATATAACATGGACTGGGGATGCACAAGCTTTAATTGCTTACTGGCAATTACCTAGCAACGTTATAACCTATGGCGGGGGTAGATGGTTTAAAGTATTTGCTGCGCTTGCGAGTACACCAGCTTCTGGTACATATATCCAATCAAAAATTACTTTTCCATCAGGCACTCCACTGACGGTTATTCAAGAAGACCAAGAAATCTTATTGCCAAATTCAAAATTTGTCGAAATTGGTACATTTCAATTACCGCCCTGGTTAATTGAGCAATCAAACTTATATAACTTAGACTTGGTATTACATGGAAGGAAAACCGGAGGTGGGCAAATTGCAATAGATTTTCTGTATTTCATGCCAGCGGAAGGGTTTGCTCTTTGGAAACCGCGTGGATATGGATTGGCTTATCCAACATCATTGACGGTTGATTACATAGAAAATCAAGCCTATGTTGAAGGGTATTCGCCAGGTGGTAAAGCAGCGATTTATATGTTATTTGGAAAACCTGTTCTACTTGTTCCGGGAAAAACTCAAAGATTGTATTTTCATCAAATTGGTAATACTGGTGATGTCAATATAAATCGAAAAATTATTGTCACGATGTCTTACAGGCCACGCTATGGGACGCTATGATGTAATCTTTGAAACGCGCGATTTTACGAATTATCTGTCTCTCAATAATATTTCCGTGCAACCAAAGCGATATAGGACTTCGGTCATTGGAGGTTGCATGGAGGCTGAATTGGAAGTCAAAGGTTCAAAAAACGATTTGTTTGATTTGGCAAATTATTTATTACGTTGCCCTGTTTCGATCTATTATGATGGGGTATTGGTTTGGTGGGGATATGTAGAGAGCGTTGATGTTTGTTTGGGTGCTTATACAGTTGGGGTCACACTTGACAACATGGTTAATCGCGTTGCAATTACGTATTCTATCATTACCGTCAATGAGGAGGGAGAAACTGAGATTGGACAAAGGGCTACCACAAGTTGGGCAGAAAATCAAATTTCTATCTCGACTTATGGTACTAAAGAACTCATGGTGTCGGCTGGGGGGATGAATGAAAATCAAGCGAATACGGCACGGGATAACATTCTGAATACATTTTCTAAACCATTATCGAAAATTGAGTTTCACAGCGGTATGAAACCAGGAACGGGAAGAATTGTTGCAAAGGGTTGGTGGCACACACTGGACTGGAAATATTATGCACAAAGTCAAACAACTACGGCAGATTTAAGTGTGATCTTGAGAGAAATCATCAGTACGGGGCAATTCATTACAGGAGTTAAGTCTAGTGTGACTGCTGGTATTAATGGTGGTCGATATAGGAACGGGACACTGACAATAAGAGATGAAGCAGAGCGATTAATGCGAATGGGTACAGCGAATGGCAGGCGAATGCTTGCGTATGTTTCACCAGAACGCAATGTTGTGATCTATGAAGAAAAATCATTGCAGTTATTTTCGCAAAATTATCATGATTTCACGATTGATTCAGACGGCAATATTCGAGATCAATATGGATCAGAATTGGCAGTCTATAAATGCCCGGTCGGAATTTGTATTTTGTCAGACGCTTTTACATTGCAAATTGATGCAGCCAGATTGAGCGATCCACGCGTTTTGTTTATTGAAGAAGCAGAATATGATGTAGAGACGGGCTATAAGCCAGTAGCACGCGGGCAATTGGCCGCCTGGGATATTATCCAAAGGATTACGGGATAGTATGGCACAGATCAAGTACTCCGATCTATTTCAGGGACTTAAAGCTTACATCCTTGACCTCATCACTACGGCTGGCGGTGGATCGGGTCCCTACGCCCCCAGTCCGCATGATTTGTTTTCGGCTCATCATACTGGTAGCTTAGCCGACAGTCAAGCGCAGCAATTTCTAAAAACCGATGGATCACGGCAACTGATCGGTAATCTCAGTGTTGCTGAGGGGGTAACAATAGATGGGGTTGATCTATCGGGTTTCAAGCAAACTTACGATTTGCACGCAGCAACCGCCGCCGCGGACGCCCATGCTGGCGTAGGTGTTCACATGCATCAATCTAATGCTCAGGGGGGGCAGTTAGATCACGGATTGGCTCTAATTGGATTGTTAGACGATGATCATACTCAGTATGCACACGCCGAAGGCAGTGGCACACGGCGCGCCTACGAGGCAGGCAGGCTTAACAAATCAATCCTTGCCGGCAACGGGTTGCAAGGAGGGGGATTGCTAA